ATTATCTTCTGCTCTATCATATACAATACTAAATTCATATCTTTTAGCTAAATTGTATATCCATGTTTCTATACCACCTATTATGTGAAAATAACTAAAATATATTATTGTGTTTCTTTTTACTGGCTTATTATATTTTTCTAGCATTTCTTGATATTCTCTTTGTTGTTGTTCTTCTTTTTGTTTTACCACATCAGCTAACATTAAACCACCTGTATTTCTTCTCCATAATCATAATGTTCTTGTTTTACCTCAAACATATCATAGAATGTTTTTTCTCTATTTATTATTGGCTTACTAGGGTTTGTTCTACTTATACAAAAATATCTTAAAGCATCGCATATATGAGTTAATTCGTGTGGTTCAGTAGCACAATCATTAGGATTCTTTTCATCAATTTGTATTTGTGGTAGATATTCTATTAATGGTAATACATTATTGAATATAACCATATCACTTGTTAGTATTTCTTCTCCTGTTTGTTCATTTCTAGTCTTTTTGACTTTTAACCACTCGTGTACTGCTAACCAACCTGTTTCTCTTTGCCTACTTGCTTGTGTTAAATTTATTCCATTATCTTGGAATATCTCTGCTGTGCTTTTTCCTGTATGTCTATCAGTAGCCCACAAATCAGTTGGTGCAAATATATCTTTGAATTTATCTTTTCTCATATAACTTTTTAACATTTGTGCAGCTTCACTTGCTATCAACCCATCTTTATGTATGTAATTATATACATAAGCCTTATTATTTGTATCTATCGCTATAAATAGTACTGCGAACATATCCAAACCATAATCCATTGTTATATATCTATTCCAATGTTCTGGTATTGCAAATGGTTCTATCACATGTATTCTTCTATTAAACTCACTAAAATATACACCATCAAATATATCCCAATTACCATACTTTAATGCTTCTCTTTCTTTTTCAGGAAGTGCATCTAATCTATCTACATATTCTGGATCATATTCCAACATAAATTTATTATCTTGTACTAAACTGGGTATAAATATTCTTGTTGATTCTTTTGGGTTATCATCAGATAGCTTACATTTATGTGTTATATTTGGTTCTCCTATGTCAATAAATCTTTTCTTTACCCAAGTATGTCCTACACCACCTGGGTTAGTACTCGATTTAATATGTTTAGGATACGGATTAGCACCTCTACATCTTGAAATCATATATAGATATTCAAATTCAGTAAAGTGTGTTAATTCATCAAATCTTATAACATCATATTCGGCTGATTGATATTGATATACATCTTTTTCATATTGTATATAACCAAAATCTATTATACTTCCATTTATTAATTTCCATGTATGCTTACTATCATTATAACTTGCTATTTCTTTAGGATATAAATCTCTACTCTTTCTTATTAAAGATTTCTCTAAATCTGCAAATGTACTACGAAATAGTATTTGTGATGATTTAGGATACTTTAACGCATATAGTAAAGCATCTATTAACTGTCCGTGTGATTTACCACCACCAGCAGCACCACCAAACAAAACTTCAAATGCTTCTGCATTTATAAAATCATCTTGCTTAGTTGTAACTTCAATATTCATTTAACCACCTTGATATTTACCTCAAATGGTTTTTCATTACTTACTTCTAATTCTTCTTTTGGTTTTTGTCCCATAGTATCTCTAAGAACTTCAAATGATTTATCGTATGTTTTTGCTCTATTTATTAAGTTATCAATCATTTCTTCAAAATCATCATATCCCATTCTTTCAGCTATTGCTTTTTTGAATATTTTTTCTTCTTGCATTTTCTTTGCTTTAGCTATTCCACCCTTAGATCCATTCATCTTAGCCACTTCACTGCTAACTTGTCCTTTTTTAAATGGTTTAAGGTTTTCTATATTTGGCATATAATCACCTTCCTATTTTATTGAGTTTTGTTTCTCCGTAAACTATATCCATCATTTCTTTTTTAAGCTCTGTACAAGTTTTATTTTGCATTGTTCTTTTATAGTATGATTTTTTATATTCTATATAATCTTCGTTTTTTCTTATTAGCCATGTTTTTGGTTCACTATTTATTTCGCCATAATATACAATAAAATACCACATATCAGGATCTTTTTGTATCCAGTTATCTAATTCTAATGCTATGTCTTCTTCTACATCGCTCTTTTGTAAACAGGTTCTTGTACCTAATGCTGTGTATAAATACCACATTATATTACCTTCTTCCTTTTACCATATATTAATTATATCATAAAAAATTGTTTTTGTCTATTTCGCCAAAATCTTCTTTAAGTATTTCATCAATAAAGCTATCATCTATTTCTATGTTAATATCATCATTGGAATAATCAGTTGTATATTCTGGCATAGTTAGATAGTTCCAAGCGAAGTTTCGTAAAAATTCTTGATAAGGATATGAATATATAGTTTCCTTGATTTTGCGTTCAAACGCTATCTTTTCTTTCTTTTGGAAATAAGAAAAAGATGCGACAATCTCCCTATATTGAGTTCGTAGCATCTTTAGATTCAAAGTTAATTCGTTATATGTCCAATTAGGATCAAAATATAATTCTCTCATATCTATACCCTACCCTTATTAAGATAATTATATCAAAGATAGGAAAGTAATGCAAATTAAAAAGTAGTAATGTGGGTACTACTTTTACGGAGTGCAATTAGGTGTCTCATAAGTACGCTGGAAAGTATAAGTAAAAGTCTTTGAATAAGTTAAGTGGTGAACTGATAACATTATACTATGTGATATAAAAAACTTATACTTTCTAGACTACTTACGAGAAGTAGTTGTATGGTTTGGGTTAGTGCTTTTTATAAGCACTGTACTAATGATATAAAGGATTTTGTCTTTTACTATTTTATCAATTTGCAACTTGATTATTAAAACCTTACTAAAGAACATTTTTTATATATCATCAGTACACTACCTATAAAAGATAGTGCTATATGTAGCGGCAACTACATATACATTGCAAAAAATAATATAAGGTTGAATAGTGCCTATTATAAGCACCATTGAATAGATAAAATGTTATGTCTATTAGTGCCTCGGTATCTAACGTTATCGTACGTTCGTTAGATTTTAACCTTCGCCTTTCCTTTGAGTTGGTCTACGTTCAACTCCGTTCCTTTATCTACTCAATGCTACCTATAAATAGATAGCACTATCAAACTTAATAATGAGATAGCCTCATCATTGGTACTTTATAAGCACCACATTGAATAGATATAGCAGTTTGCAAACATTAATACTTTGTCCTTTGTTGTTTTTACTTTCGCCCAACAAGGCATATAACTTTTCAGTTAGTGTAAGGTTGTAGGTGTATTATTCCTATACATATATCTACTCAATGTGCTACCTACAAAATTTATAAGCACTCTTGAAAGTATAAGAGAGTAGTGTGTAGTAGAAATCCTATACTTTCAAGACTACCTATAAAAGATAGTCCTTTGACATAAAAAGAATAAAAAGGGGTGTAAGTAGTGTGTGTACTTACATATTAAGTATAACATAGATTAAAGGAAAAGGCAAATTGATTATTCATCAGTACCATTTAATATGCCTAATAAAATGTTTTTATCATCTTCTATTACAAATTTATCATAATCATCAACATTTCTATTTGCTTTTATATATTCTATTGCTTTTTCATTTCTTGATTTGTAAATCATTTCATTAGCACAATGTTCAGCACATTTTTGTTCTAATTCTTCAATTCTTTTTTGCTTTTTAACTAACCATTTAGATAATTTGCAATTTTCATCAAATTGTTCTTTATTTTCTTGTTCTAGGTTTGTTATGTAATCTAATAACATTACACATTGTTTAGGTTTTAATATATATTCACATGAATACCATTCATCTTTATATTTTATAAACATATCTAATATTTCTTTTATTTCTTTATTCATATCTATTCTCCTATAAAATCAAATATAGTTGTTTGTCCTTCTTCTTTAACTTTTTCTTGTATTTTTTCTTTATTTAATTCTACACCCATAGCATATTCTATTCTTGCTTTTGCTATTGGTAAATATTCTTCTGTTAGTTCTATTCCTATGTATTTGTAATTTTTATTTTTTTCTTTATTTTCATACATAACTGCTTTACCTGTGCTACCACTACCATTAAATGGATCAAGTACTGTTCCATCATTTGGCGTTACTAATCTAACTAAATATTGCATTAATTCAGTTGGCTTTACTGTTGGATGTGTATTTTTTCTAGGACAACTAACACTTAAAAATGGGTTTGTTCCGCCACCATATTGTCTTGTTGCACCTGCACTACCTTCTTTTCTATTGTTTATTTCTTCGTGTGATTTTGTTTCAAACTCATCTAATCCTTCATCTCTATCTTTCTTACTTGCTTTTGCACAATAAAAATATCTTGATGCTGAACCACTATCTCCATATTCACCATTATTCATACCTGCTTTTATACCAATACCTTTTCCATAACAATTAACATTTTCACTATCACTTTGTCTTATACCATTTTTTGCACTTTTTGTATTAGGAAATCCCCCACATACTTCATCGAAATCAGTTTCATCATAAGTTAATATTGTATTTGCAGGAAATCTACCTAATTTATAACTATCACTCATAGTTCCTGTTGTATATTTAGTTTCTTGTTGTGAATAAATAGAACCATTTTCACAAGGTTTTCTATATAAATCATCTTGTGTTTCTACTCTACACTCATCAATATTTATTCCACCAACACCATATTCTATTACATTATCAACTAAACTACCTTTAAAGGGCTTTCGTGCTACTATAATAGGTTCAAAACTTGGTTTTAATGCAGTCCCCCAACCTTGCCATTGTTTTGCTAAATCAGTTGAGGGTGTTGTTATATTTTGTTCTAATCTTTTCCCACCACCGTTAGAAATATCATATATTTTAGTTGGAATTGAATAATTACTTTTTCCTACTACTTCTCTTTCTGCTTCTTCCAAAAAAATCAAATCATCATATCTATTATCTAATTCTAATTTTTCTTTTAAAATTAAATATTGTTCTTTTGTAGGTAATCCGTTTTGTTCCCTTTCACTAAATATATAAGAAGCAACACCACCACCATCAGTTGAAAGGCCAAATAATTCATTTATTTGTTTTAATGATATATTTTTTTCTAATCTTTTATTGTTTATATATTTTCTAAAATCTTCATTGTAATTTCTACCATTTCTTTTATCTAAACTTTTTGATATATCCATACTTTTAGGGAATCCTGATCCGTAGAGCCACATAATAGTATCTCTAATTTCAAATCCCGCATCTTCAATAGCACAAGCAATTCTATGAAATGTCCTACTACCACCAAATGCTAATAGATAGCCACCTGGTTTTAATACTTCATAACATTTTTTCCAAGTATCTGGTTGAAATGCTATACCTGAATTGTCCCAACCTTTATTCATAAAGTTTAATTCATAAGGTGGGTCTGTAATTATACTATCTATTGAATTAGGTTCTATTACTTCTAACATATCTAACATAGAACCTTGATATAATTTATAATTTTCGTTTTCACTATATAATTTCATTATTACTCACCTTTGCTTTCTAAATAATTTTTTGCATTATTTAATACTTTTTTGCTTAATTCTTGTTGCCTACACATAAATTCAAATGCATCTTGTTTATTAAATCTGAAAATTACCATATATTGTTCATCATTATATTGCGTTCTTTTAATTCTTATTTCTATATAATTTTTATGATTGAAGCGTTTTATATCTACAATATATTTTGATATTATTTCCATTTCAACAAATTGTACTAATTTATTACTATAATAATTGTCTAATATTTTTGATAATAATTTCATACTTATTCTCCTTTGCTTTCTAAATCTCTATCTTCAAATTCCCATACAACATATAAATTTTGGCTCATAGTATATGGCACTCTTTCAAATTCACTTTTTATAACTTTACCTTTTAATAATATCTCAGGACTTTGTTTTATACTCTTTGCTAATTCACTAATAAATTCTTTATATTTATTTAATAATTCAGTTTTTGATTTTAATTCATTTTTTAATTCTTCATATTCTCTTAAAGATATATCAACTCTATCTTTTGTATTATTTATTACTATATTTTGTTGTTCTTGAATATCATTTTTTCTTCTCATTTGGTATTCAACACCTGACATATCTATTTTTGTTATATTATATGTATCTTTTAATATGCCCATATCTTATTCATCTCCTTTGCTTTTAAGATAATCTATTATTTCATTTAATTTATCTTCTACTGTCATTATATTTATATCTAAATTTTCAATTTTATTATTAATATCTCCTACTAATCCTGCTCTCATTGTGATTTTTTCAGGTATTTTCTTTTCTTCTTCTATTATTTCTACTTCATAATTTAAAATTTTTCCATTATAAACATCTAATAAGTGTTTATTATTACTATTCCAATATAATTTATTAAAATTATCATATTCATAAATATCATTATATACTTTTATATATTTAGGTACTTCTTCACCATTTGCTATTTTATTTAATAAATCTATTACTTTCATATCTTATTCATCTCCTTTACTTATAGGTGCATAAATAAAATCATCTATTATCATTTTGATTAATATTCCTATTAACATACCTAATATAAATTTCATAATCTAATTCACTCCTCAAATTTAGCATTTTTCTGTTTGCTTTTCAATTTTTCTAATTTTTGTTTTACAACCTTTTCTATTTTTTCTTCTAATAATCGCATTTGTTTATTTCTATATTCAGACATTTCGTGATTTATTTTGTTATAAATTTCCTCACAATTTTCACACAAATCATAATATTTATCTTCATACCAACCGTATTCTTCATATAATTCATCGTTTCTGCTATCTATATTTTTCCCACAAAAATCGCATGTAATTTTTCTCATAATCTAATTCCCTTCACTTTCTAATATTGATTTATATATTTCTTCCTCCATATTTTGTATTTTTAATCTCATCTGTTTGTTTAATTTTAATTTATTTTTAATCTTTGAATATGTATATAACATTTTCATTGATCTTTGATAAAAGTGCTTTAATGTATCATACACTTCTTTTTCATTTGTAGCTATCCAATATCCTCCATTTTGCCCTGCTTCACTACAAATTATATAGTTATAATCCATATTATCTCTAATGTTTTCTATATGACTTCGTAATGTTTTATTATCTTCTATGTTAAACATACTCATTAACACACTTGATTTTACCCTTTTTTCGTATCCTACGGCGTTTTTTTGTAAGTAGTAGTATATTTTATCGTTTAAGTCTTTTTGTGGCTCTATGCCCCTTTTAAATAAGTTTTTCATAATATCATTTCCCTTCTTTTTTATCTTATTCATTTAACCAATCATAATCTTCTGCTGGTTCTTTTGGTCTTTTTCTTCGTTTTATGCCTTGTCTTTTTATTTCTGCATCTTTTATTTCAGCTATTGTATTTAATCCTTGCCCTTTCAGATTTTTAAGTGTTCCCTCTGTATAATTTATTGTTTTTTTCAGATTCAACACACTCGTATCAATAGCATATTTAATAATGTCTTTATTATATAACGACAACCAACTATCAATTTTATTTATTTCTATTGGTGATAATGTTCTGCAAAACGCTTTCTCTATGTATGTATATATATCTTTATTGTCATTGTTTAATAATACATTATCATTAACATTATCATTTACATTTACATTATCATTTACATTAGGTTCGACTTTGGTTTCGTTTTGGTTTTCATTTGGTTTTGTTTCGGTTTCATTTTGGTTTTCATTTCTTCTTGGTCTACCGCCTCTTTTACCATTTTCGTATCTTTTGTTATTTGCTTCTAATTGTGGTATAATTAATGTGAATATACTTTTACAAATTCCTTTCAATTCTACTAATTCACCATTAAATTGATATTGGAATATTGCATCATATATTTGTACTTGGTCTGATGGATCAAGTTCTTTTATGCTGTCATAGAAGCTTTTATAAAATACACAACTATTTCGCTCCATGACTATTCTCCTTTCTTCATTGGTGTTAAAATTATTTTTCCTGTTTCTACATCCGCTTCAAGTAAAAATTCATTTCCAAATTTTTTAATTATAAATTTTGGTATGATAATTCTGTTCTTTTCTTTATCTGCTTTTTTAAAAAATCTTAATTTCACATTATCGCCTCCTTACTTTGTACCTTAATAGTACCACCTTTTTTGAATACTGTCAATACAAAAAAGAACTTTTTTTAGTTCTTTTCTAATTTTTTTAATTGTTTTAGTAGTGAATCATAAGCTGCTTTTAGTTTTTTATGTTTTTTTTGTAATTTTTTATAGTCTTGTAGTTTCCTTAATGTTTCTAAACTTAATATTTCATAATTCATTTATTTCAACCTCTATTCCTACCTGTTTATCAAATACTGGTTCGTATATTATTCTTTGTATATGGTTTAAATTATCATTTTTAAGCACTCCTGATGATACTAAACCATCAAGTAGTCCTTTTATTCGTGTATTGTCTAAATCGCTTCTATGGTCTTTAAAATGTGGTTTTATTACAAGTTCCACTGGATATGTTCCTGTGTATCGTTTGCCTATTGTAGCATACTTTATATATTGTTTTTCTTTTTGTTTTATATTGTTGGCTTTAAATTTGTTGCTTCTTTCTATATTTATATATTCGTTCCAATTTATAAAATCGTAATCAAAATATAGTTTCATAAATAATTTCTCCTTAATGATTTATCAAAGATAGTTACGACCATACCTACGAATAAAATCTTCTATTGTACCCTCATAATATTCTATCCATTTTTCTTCTGATAGTTTTTTTAAATACATATCAGTTTCGTGTCCATCAGCTCCATGTACTCCGTTTCTTCCCCTATGGTGTTCGAAACATAACGGTACTACTAAACCATCTTCGGTAGCTAGTTTACGATTCTTTCCAAACATTGTATGGTGTATTTCTACTGGACTTTTACCACATATTATACAATGTTCCATATCATTAGTGATTATTTGTTTATATTTCATACCCATCTAATCTCCTTAATTCGTGTTCTGGTAAAGTTTCTATCCCAATTTCCTTACACTCACTTATTAATCCATCTAGTAATCTACTGAATTCTTTTGTTGTCATTTCGTGTGATGGTTTATATGCTTTATACATTATTACAGGTATTCCTTTAATTGTTCCTGTATTATAGATATCATAATACTTTATTATTCCTTTTATGTTTTCGGTTTCTGGTATGGTTATGAGAGTTACATCTGCATACCTTTTTATTAGTTGCTCGTGTAACTCATCATTTCCTGTCTTTAATACTTGTGCTAATTTGTTTTGTAATACATAGAAGTATGAGTTAGCATTTAAACTTCTTTTCTCGTGGTGTTCTTTTATCTCGAAGAATTTATCATCATCTTGCATTGTTAACCATACCATTAGCTGTTTAGGTTTTCCTACCATTAGTCTAGGAAACTATCGTTGATATCTATTTCTTTACCATATTCTTCGTATGGGTTTGTTTCTTCTTTTGTTTCTTCTGTTTTTCTTTCTAGATATTCAATGTTGTTTGCTAATACATAAGTTCTACTTGTTTTTGTTCCATCTTCTTTTGTGTAGTTATCTACTCTTAATGATCCATCTACTGATATTAAACTTCCTTTGCCTTGATATTTTACTAGGTTTTCAGCTTGATTATTCCAACTTTGTATGTTTATAAAATCTGCACTATCTTTATCTCTATTTACTGCGATTCCAAATTCACATACATTTTTTCCTGATTTAGTTTGTTTTAATTCTAAATCTCTTGTTATTCTCCCAATTAATGTTATTCTATTCATTATTTCCTCCTAATTTAATTAATTTACCATCTTTATTTTTTGGCAGGTGTATCATTATGTAATTCTTAATTTCTACACCTGTTAGTTCTTTTATTGCTTTACCATACATTTTTTCTTGCTTTAAGCATTTATCTTTGTTTTTCTTTGTTGCTTCTTTATATGTTTTGAAATCTATTATACTAGGTTCTTTTAATAATTTTTCATTTTCTTTTATTAAACTTATAGCTTCATAAAATTCTCTAGTATCTCCTAATTTACCTTCTTTAAAATACATTTCTAATTCTTTATGTATTTCATGTCCTCTATCACAGGCTTTTTGCAATATCGCAGGATCTACTCCATTGTATGTTCCATCATCTAATAATTTTGTAACACTTGGTAATGTTTTACCATTTAATGTATATGTATGTGATTCTTCGTTGAATTCTAATTCTGTTGTGATAGTAGGTACACCACATAGCAAGTCTATTGTTCCTGCATATAAGTTTTTGTAGTGTACCATAACTTCACTTTGATAATTAATCTCCATTTGCAATTATTTCAGCTGCTTCTTCTTTTGTTAAATCACTTAATTTTGCAACTTTACAATTAAGTAATATTTCTTTAATCATATCAGGTTCAAACATACTTTTTATTGTTTCTTTTTGTTCATTTGTAATCATTTCTTTTGTTGTTTGTTTTTTATATTCGTTTGTATCTGCATCTTTGGTATCATCAATAGCTAACAAACCATTTAAAGCATATTTTCTTGCATAACTTGAAGCAGTACCTGTGATTTGAGATCCATCCATACCTTTTTTTGTTTCTTCTTCTCTTGCATAAGCATTATTACATATCATTTCACCACTTTTTGTATCTGCGAGTGTTGCTGTTGCTTTTATATAATATCTTTCTCCTATATATTCCATTGTATCATTAAGTGTTAATATACATTCGTATTTTTTTAATAATGGTTTTGTACTTTCTAATATATCTTCACAGCTTCTATATTTATATTTTCCGAAATCATTATATTGTCCTTTATTGCATTTTAATTCTTGTTGAATATTCATTAATTTATCTTTTAAATTCATTTCCATTTTATTTCCTCCTTATTATTTTTTTCTTTCCATTATAATCATAATTATATAAGAATTTAAAGACAACCCTTTTTCTTTTGCTTCTTTTTCTAATTCCTGTTTTAATTCAGGTAATATATATAAAGAAGTTAATATCTTTTTCATCATCATACCTCCTATCTAAAAAATATTATACCATTGTTGTACTATTATGTCAATATAAAAATAATTTAATTTTTTAACAAAAAAGTATTGACACTACGATATTATAATGTTATAATGGGTACAGAGTTAAGGAGAAGAGGTGAGAAAATGAATACAGATGATATGTATGTAGAAAACATGTTTAGCAGTTGGAAAACAACAAAAGCTGAAATGAGAAAAAAACTACCAAGCATATATGAAAATGCTAACGAAGATATAAAAACAATAATAAGTATGTTAGTAGAAAGCGAATACATAAGTGCAATTGAAAAAGACAACCAAAGAAGTAAAAATGGTTTAGAAAGAAAATATGCAGATAACTATCAAAAAGAAAATGCAGAAATATTTAAAATGTTAGGGTGCTAACAACACCCTAGCCCATTAGGGCAGGAGGTAAGTATGTTAGAAATATCAAAAGCAGATATTGAAATATTAGAAGATCAAATAGAATATATCAAAGAAGATATAGAACAATTACAACAAGAATTAGAGAAAAAGCAAAAAGAATTAGAAAAGATGAAAGAGGAGATGGAATTATATGGAACTAATAATTAGTCAAGAACAATTTAAACAAAATCAAAGAAACGGAAGATTATTAAGAGAGATTAGAAAGAATAAACAAAAGGAACAATTTAAGCAAGATGCTTGTAAATTCATAGTAGCAATTTGCATGGTTGGTTTAGCAATAATGATATTTGGAATGATAGGAGCATAAATATGAAGAAAAAAATTATTATATTATTAATTATATATATGTTAGGTGTATTAACACCAATTACATTAAAAAAGATGCACAAAAAAGTATTAGAAGATAGTGTTATCTATGAAGTAAGAATAGTTGCTGAAAAAATTAATTTAAGACCAGAAGTAAGTTTAAACACTGAAGTTATTAAACAAGTATATAAAGATGAAACATTTAAAGTAATTAAATATTATGAAGGAAATTCATATAATTGGTATAATGTAATCTACGAAGATGGTAAAACAGGATGGATAGCTAGTGGTAAAAATAATTCGTGGGTTGAAGTAATAGATGGTTGTGAAAATAATAGTAAAGAGGAGCAACAATGAATGAAGAAGCAATACAGTTAATGGCATATATCAAACAAACTGATAATGAAATAAAAGGTATGTTAAAAGATAGAGAAATGGTAAGACAAAAGCTTATTCAAATATTACCTGGTGCAGAACAAATAGTACAAGAAATGGAATTAACACCAGTAGAAGAAAAAACAATAGGAGGAAAAGATGAAAAAATTAAATAAAATGTTTTACTACACAAGCACAGGGGAAAAGAAATTAAATTGTTATTATATACCACTACCAAAAGAAATAGTTGAAAAAGCAAATTTAGAAGATGCGGAAGTAGAAGTTAAAAGAGAAGGCAAAAGAATCATAATAGAGAGGAAAGAAAAATGAGTAAGTATATAATAAAAAATAAAAAAAGAAATATATATTACAAATTAGATATATGTAAGAATAATTACCATTTTGTAGCGGATATAAAAGAAGCTAAAGTATTTGAAACGAAAAAAGAAGCAAATGCCAAATTAAAACAATTATCTAATAAAGATGTATATGAGGTAATTAATGTATAATTATTTAGACAGAGATCCTAAAAGTTTTGATAAAAGAGCAAAGAACCAAAGTGATAGTAAGATAACTTGTAAATGTGGGCATAGAATATTGATGGGATTAGAAGAAAGAAAAGTGTGTAGTTGGTGTGGTAATTATATATTCAAAACCAAAGAAGATGAGTTTAAATATAGATTAGAAGAAAAAATGAAAAAGAATTGACTATTTGTCAATTTTTTATTTTAATGTTATAATTAAAAATGTAAGGGTAACAAAAGGAGAATGCAAATGTTAAATGAAATTTGGGTTAAAATTGTATTAACTACTGTTGGATTCATTACAACAGGTTTATTAGGATATTTAATTGGTAAATTAAAGGAATATAGAAACAACGATAAAACGCAAAGCGAAGCATTAAAGTGTCTTTTAAGAAGTGCTATAACAAGTAAATATTATGTATATAGTGAATTAAAATCTATTCCTTTATATGAAAAAGAAAACTTAAATTATATGTATGAGCAATATAAAGCTATGGGCGGAAATAGTTATATTTCAAATATAATGATCGAAATAAATTCGTTACCAATAAAAAAATAATTGACTTATTATGTATAATTCTATATAATAACACCTCGAGGAGTTGGAAGAAGATGCTAGTAATAGCATTTTTTTGTTTGGAAAGGAGGTGTATTATGTTTAAAGATTATGATAAATATTTATCAACAACATTGAAGGTGTACTTGTTTGTCCTTATCGTTATATTTATAATGAAGATAGTGGGAGTAGATTATTTTGGAATAAGTCAAGAAGTTTCTATAATAATGTTTTTAGATAAAGCTATGGACATTTATATAGTTAGAACTTTAGTAAACTTTGTACTAATTATGGTATATCAATACATAATGGTTTCAATAATAACTAATAAAAAAGTTATAAAGCAAACATTAATTAGTATTCCATTTACATTTTTATTCAACGCTTATGTAAAAATGCCATTATTAAATAGTGGATATACAATAATCATCGAAATATTATATTTATTGATATTATGCTTATTAATAGTAAAAAAACCAACCAAAGAATTTTTTAAAAGATTTTTTAGTATAGTATTTATGAATTTGTTATTCCAGATTGTTTCTAATATAACAAGAAATGATGGATATATTGCGTATGTTACTTCACGATCAATAAATCTTATTTTAAATCTTGATTATTTGATGATGATGCTTATAACATACGAAATATATAAAACGAAAGGAGAAAATGAACTATGCCTGAAATACCTGGTGGAAGTTGGTTTATCTTTGCTAAAGAAGATACACTTAAAGCAATTGCTAAAAAAATTGCATCAAAATTATCTTAATTTTAAAAAGCAAAGTAAAGAAACCAAACTAACAATTATTATTTATTTTATATTAAGTTTAATATGGAATTTATTTACAATATTTATTGTATTACTAATTGCTACACTTAATCATACTTTTATTGAATGTATATTCATATTAACTTCATTCTGGTTATCTAAAAGAGTTTTTGGTAAAGCATTTCATTTATCAAGTATGTTACATTGTTTTATTATATCTAACCTAACCTATTACTTTTTAAATCGAATAACTACACCTCTTGGAATTAGTATATTAGTACCAATTATGCTTGGTGTTGGTTTATCGTATGTAACATCTAAACTTGTTAAGAAAACTTACAAACCTCTTTATAGAGGTATGCCAGAAGATCTATTTGAAGAAACTATATTAAAAGTTGTAGATAAAGATAGTATTAAATACAAAATATGTTATGAATCATACATATTAAATAAAAGTGATTTGTCAATATCATTTAAATATAACTATTCATTAGATAATATTAACAAAATTAAAACTAGAATAAATAATAAAATTAAAAAGCTCAATTAGGGCTTTTTTTATTTTGTACTAATTTGTCCTATTATTAAAAAATATAATTAAACTAGAAGGAGAGAAAATAGATGGAAAAATCACAAAAAGGCAGTGAGCCAATTGTTAGCACAAAAAAGCGATATCTATTCACACTCCTTCTTTTTGTTTAGGAGGAATAATTATGTATAACAATCCATATATGACACCAAATTACATTGCAAATTATGGTCAACAAAGTATGAATGAAAAAATTGATAATCAAATAGCACAATTAAATCAAATGAAAGAACAATTAAAAAATCAACAACCTGCTATAAATCAAACATTTCAATTAGCACCCACAAATAATCATTCTATGAGATATGCAAATACTATTGATGATGTAGCTAAAGAAAATGTATATAATGATACACCATTTTTTAGTAAGGATATGTCAGTTGTGTGGGTAAAGAATACTAAAGGGGAAATTAAGTCTTATGAATTAGTTGAAATAATAAAAAAAGATGAAAAAGATATACAAATAGAAATGCTACAAGCACAAATAAACGAAATGAAAGGAATGATAGAAAATGCAAGGTCAAATGATGAATATACTGATGAACCAAATTCGAGCAAGGAATCCTCAATTATTTCACATGCTAGAACAAGCAAAAAAGAACAATAATAATCCTATGGATTTATTAAAACAAGTAACTCAAAATTATACACCTGAACAAGTTAATGGGTTATTTGAAAGAGCAAGAAAATTTGGCATATCAGATGATATATTAGAACAAGCACAAAAAGAAATTGGTCAAAAATAAAAATATGCTATTTATCAGCATATTTCCATAAATAACCTTTGGCTATTTTTCTACTACTTTTATCATTACAACATTCACTAATATGTGTTGTTTTATAAAAGTTATTAGCTTCTTCTATACTATTCCAAGTTTTTATAAAATTACCATCTAAATCATACTGATTTACTTTTTTAAATAGTGGTGTTTTTAAATTGTGTTTATATGCATGCATCTCATTATCAGAATAAGAACACCACTCCAAGTTATTAATTTTATTATTTAATTTGTTCCCATCAATATGATTAATACATGGTAAATTGCTAGGATTAGGAATAAATGTTTCAGCAACTAATTTATGCACTGTAAATAATTTAGTGCCTTTGTTATATAAGTTTATATAATAATAACCTTTCCCACGAATGACGTTTTGTTTTATTATACCATTTTTGTACTGATTTTTAGTATTTCTAGGTAAACTTTTAATTCTACCAAAATTACTTACTTGATATAATCCTTCGTATTCTTTTATATCTTTCCATATTTCTTGCATAAATGTTCCTTTCTAGTTAGATAAAACAAAAAGACTTATACAAGCACAAGAGTTTATTGTCGAGATAAGTTCTCGTGCTTATATAAATCTTCTTGCTTATCTCGACATATTCATTATAACATATTATGAATATTAAGTCAAAAGATTTATAGAAAGGAAGGAAAATATGAACGGATCACAAGGTATAGTTCCTACTATTGACCTAGCTACTAACAATAACAATGGTTATGCTTATCCAGTTTATCCAATGATGGGTGGATTTGGAAATGGTGGCTTTGGTGGATTCGGCGGAGATGGAGCAATTTGGATTATTTTAATTATCGCTTTACTTGGTGGTTTCAACAACGGAAACAATGGTTTCGGTGGTTGGGGTGGAAACAATGACTTTGCATGGTTATCAAATGGTCAAAAAGACATAATGAATCATACAAGCGATGGTTTCAATTCATTACATTTAAGCAACCAAGTTGAAGGTATTAGAGATGATGTAAATGATATTCAAAATGCAATCTGTAACTCAACTGCAAGTGTAACATCAGCAATAAACAATGGTTTCTATAATAGTGAAATTGCTGCAGCCAATAGACAAATGGCAAATATGAATACTGCTTTTGATTTAAGCAGACAATTTGCTGATTGCTGCTGTGAAAATAGATTAGGTATTGCTAATCTAAACTCTACTATTTTAAGTGAAAATTGCGCTGATAGAGCAGCATTAGCTGATGGATTAAAAGATGTATTAATCAATCAAACTGCTAATACTCAACGTATTTTAGACCAATTATGTAATGACAAAATTGATGCTAAAAACGAAAAGATTGCAGAACTTGAAAGACAATTATCTATGAAAGACTTACAAGCAAGTCAAGTAGCTCAAAACGCATTTATTTCACAAGGTTTTGCTAACGAAGTTGATGCACTATATAACAGATTAGCTAATTGCCCAGTACCATCAACACCAGTTTATGGTAGAACACCTATATTCACTTGCCCTAACAACAATGGTTGTGGCTGTGGATTTAACACAACAAGTCAATTTATTTAATAGCATGAGTTGAATACAACTTACTCGATTACGAGAACTTGCTAATTTAGAGAATAGGCAAGGGCTTATTCTCTTTTATTTATGAAAGGAGAAATAATATGATAGAAACAATTATAAATGAACCATTAGCATTACCAAGCAACGCAAGTCCAGTAACTTTTGATGAAACAACTATTAGAACAAGATGTGCTTCTTGCTGTGGTTGGTTAGATTATTCAAATGGTAATCCTAATTTTAAAATATTTGGAAATGGATACACAGGTTATTATGATGTAGAATTTAGTGCTTCTGTAAGTACTGCAGATGCAGGAGTTGTAGCAATAGGTTTATTCCAAGATGGTGTATTAATTCCTGATACAGTTAGAGCCGTAACAATTGCAGCAGCAGATGATTATGAAACTATATCATTTGATAAAAAGTTAAGAGTATGCCCTCGTGGAACTACTAATATATCAGTACAAAGTGTACCAAGTGTAGTAACACCAACTACACCTACAACACCAATATCAACTACACAAGCAATTATAACTAATGCTACATTTAGTATTTCAAGAATTTAATGAGAAATAATTTAGATATAACTTCATTAGTATTGCAATTATATAGTGTTATTTTGTTGTTACAAGACTATAATAATCGAGATCTAATGCAAGAATTACAAAATCAAGACTTAAATTATTTTGAAAAAATTATTAAAAATCAAGAAGAAATATTAACTCTTTTAAGAAAGGAGGATAAATAATGGAAGAACAATTAAAAACTAAAATTGAAGAACAAATAAAAAATGTACTTGAACAAGATATAAATATGAATAACATAGAATATTTATACAAGTTAAGTAAAATAAAACATATGATGAAGGAGGATGAAAATATGAATTATGGAAATTATGGCCGTAGACCAGGATATGATAGTTATGGAAGATATGGAGAATATGGAAACTATGGAAACTATGGAGATAGCTATGGTAATTATGGAGATAGCTATGGTCGTAGAGGCAGAGATATGAAATATCGTGGGGAAGAAGAAATAGATAGAATGGCTGGAGATTATGGAAGATATATGGACTCTCGTAATAGATATGGTGCTGGTGAAGAATCTGATAAAAGTTTTCATTATATGATAAAATCGTTAGAAGATTTTATAAAAGTATTATATGAAGAAGCAACAGAACCACAACAAAAACAAATGCTTAATGAAACATTACAAAGAAGTATGAGATAATGTATAAGTATTATAATGCTAATGCTTTAAATAGATATGAAGATGACTGCGTTATTAGAGCAATAAGTTGTGCTACTAACAAATCATGGGATTATGTTTATGATTATTTAAGTGATATAGCACAATACGAAGGTACATTATTAGACAAAAGGGAATTTGTAAGAAAATATCTAGATAGAACCTATCAAAGGTTAGATGGATTACATGGATCAGTGGGATATGTTTCTTCGTTATTTCCTGATAATACTTTATTAATTACAATGCGAGGTCATATAGTATGTTCAAAAAATGGAGTCATATATGATACATTTGATTGTAGAGATAGAGAAGTCGAAAATGTATGGTTAGTTAAATAGAGTTGCAAATAGCACTCTATTTTTTATTTTTATAGGGCAAATTTCAACGAAACATAAAAAGTAGTATAAATATACTACTTTCTTTTAATTTGTCTTAAAATGGCATTTATTAAAGAATTTCTAAATCTTCTCTTTTATACCAAGCAACTGCACCTTCATCATCATATACACAATATGGGTATGGTCTTTCTAACATTGGATCTAATCCTATATAACCTTCGTATCTATATCTACACATAGGACTTTCTCCATAAGAAGTTCCATAACCATCTCCTATAACTCTTACTTTTGTGCCTTTTACTATTTCTGGTTCAGGTTTAGGTTCTTCATATAATTTAAGATTTCTTTCATCTACCCAACCTTCTTGGTTTCCTACATTATATGGTTTTGTAGCATTTGGATCATTATTAACTATTCCTATTGTAGTTACATAATCATTTTTCATTTGTCCTTTACCATTTCCATAACTATCTGCATATAAATGTCCATTTAAAACTACTTTATTTCCTACTTCAAATTTTCTAGTTACTGGTGTAGGTGTTGGTGGTTCTGGTGCTTCATATTCAATAAAATTACTAAATCCATGTGAAGTCCAATTATATACATGTCCTCCATTATGTGTTCTTTCTCCGTTCATACCAATATCTGATACTAATACTTTATTTTCCCATGCAGCAGTAGCTTCTATTACTTTTCTATCTCCTGCATATATTCCTATATGTCCTGGCATATATACAAATTCTCCTACTTGAATATTTGTAAAATCATTTGATTTATCATGACAATAACTATTAAACATAGTATCACAATCTACATCAGGTACACCATTGCTTTCATATATTGCTCCACCACGATATTGTGAATAATCAAAATTAAATCCCCATAGAATTGATTTAATTAAGCCACCACAATCAAATAAAAATGTGTTACCATCATGTTGTCCAACTCCACCACCCATATATCTTGTTGGTGTTTCATTTGCTATTCTTCTAGCAGTATTCATAAAATCATTGCATTTCATATTTCATTCTCCTCCTTTATTTTCTTTCTTTGCAAAGTAAAATGTATAAACCATTGTTACATATACTAGAAAGTCTTTACCATCAATTTTATTAGCAAAAAAGCCATAAATTAATGCTACTGTAATTCCTAATGTGATTATAGATTTCAAGTCAATAAGTTTTGCTATTCTTTCTTTCATACTATACCTCCTATTTATATTATATCATTTCAAAAAAAAAGTAGCAAATTATTGCTACTATAATGTTTTTAAGAATGAGCCTGATACTACTATTCTTTTTATATTACTTGTTACAATATATACATTTATTTTACCATTTGAAGTAATTAATATAGGTACTGATATTGGTGTATTCCAACCGCTTCCACAGCCGAATGCAGACAAGTATCTTTCTCCATTAGGATAATAACCACTAGGTAACTGTGCTATTTCTACCCAAGAGCCTGTTGAATAACTACTATCATTAAATACATTTAAGTTAATATTGATTTCATCTCCACGAGCAAAGCAACCTTGAACATTTAATGTATATGAACTTGTTACATTTAATTTTTCTATTGTACTATCAAAATTCTTATACGGTGTATATGGCGTTGCTTCAGAACCTACTTCAATTTGAATACTATCTAATGCTTGTTGTTCAGTAATAGTTGCTTGTGCTGTTTGAAAATATCTCATAACTAAATATTTTGCATTAGCATCTGTTGTTATTGTTTTTAATGTATTTGAAACTCCACTAACCGATGTATTTAATGCAGGTAATGATGATGTATAACCTATTGCATAAGCACCTGTTGTATTTGGAATTGTTATTGTATAAGTAGTATTCGGTTTACAAGGTATATATAATGTTCGGTTTGAACTATTACTTGTTATTGTTTGTGTACTCTCGTTAAAATAAGCATTTAATTTATTTACATTATTTTTATTAAATAAATTCTTACAATTAATATCATCTACTACTATACTACCCATAGGTTTAGTACCTAATAATTTATCTTCATTTTCTTTGATTCTATCATCATTATCTTTGATTCCTGCATCCATTTTATTCAAATTAGTTGCATTTCTTGGTGTGTTTGTACTTGGCAAATCTTCCCAATTAACTCTTGTATATGCCATTATTTATCACTCTCCTTTTTTGCTTTTGTTTTTTAAACTTTCAGCATATTTTTCCATTTCTTTATTATCAGTTATCTCTAATTGATCGTATAGATTTGTTAATATTACTTTTAATACAAATGCAGGAAGTCCTGAACTATTAATGGCTTTAACCATTTCTTGTTCAGCTTCTTGCACTTTTATTGTAAACGGTTTTTCCATTTCTTGTTCAGCTTCTTGCACTTTTATTGTAAACGGTTTTTCCATTTTTTGCACCTCCTATACTAACCATGGCAATTCACCATATCCTGCAATGTTAGTTCCTACATAAACTACAAATCCATTTACTACTGCTATATAATATTCATATTGTCCACCTGGTCCTTGTCCTATTACTGACATTTTACCAGTTCTACAAGAATAATAACTATTATAATAGTCATAATTTCTAGTTTTTAATGAACCACCTATCATTTCTATTGATATTTTACCATTTCCAGGATCATTTTGGCTAGTACCTGTTACAAATACTATACCACCACCATTTTGTGCTACATTTAATGCACTGGCGTAAGGGTGTGTACTAACTCTTGTTGATAAGAAGCCACCACCACTTGTAGATAATTGTGTACCTCCACTTGAATTAACAGAAAAATAATTATTAATGTTTATACTACCACCAGTGATATTTCCTAAATTACCTGATATAGCACTTAAATTAGAAATGTTTAATTTACTAGCATTAATTGAATTACCAGCAATTCTATCCGCATTTAATGTACCTGTTGTAATTTTATCTGCTGATAAGTTAGGTATTCTTGCACTATCTAATGTTCCACTTGTTATTCTCGCAGCTGCTATTTGTAATAATCCATTAGATATAGTACAACCACCTATTGAGCCAGAAGTCGCATTAACATATCCTGATATACTAACATTCCCACTTGAATCAACTTTAAAGTTTTTAGTATCTATTGAACCATTAGACAAATCTATTTTAGTTCCACTTGTATTTGCTACATAATTAGTAGATTGTATATTTCCAGATTTAATATTAGTGGCATTTAAATTTGTTACATTTACTAAACTTGCATCTATCGTACCAGTTTTTATGTTAGAACCATTTATTATAGTACTACCACTATTACTTAAATCAGTAAATTTAACTAAACCACTTAATGTTATATTAGCATCTTTACTATCTAATTCATTACCATTAGCATCTCTTAATTTAATTGTAATACCACATTGTGTTCCGCTTACTTGTTCTTCTGTTGTTAATTCTATTGTATGTGGTAATACGTTTACAGTAGCATTTAATTTAGTTCGTGTTACAAATTGATCCACATATACATTGTTAGACATTAATCTAGCAAAAATATATCCTGTTGCATAACCTAATAATTCTATATCATAATCACCTAATGTTAATTCTATCTCTGGGTATGGGTAGTTTGTTACTTCAGTTTCTTCTAATAAACCTACTGAACCATCAGCATTATACTTACATTTTTTAGTTACTTTGCATATTTGATTTCCATAATCCATTTCAAATAAATCATAATTATCAGAATCGTAATATAGTAAGTCATCAGGTATTTCATAATCTATATGCGTAGTTTCAGTTGTATTAGTAAATCTTAATATTTTGATTTTTGAATAATCGTTTTGTGGATAATCATTATGTGGATAATCATAACCTATGTTTTCGCCTATTGGATGAATACTAATATTTACAGGTTCTGATAAAGGCACATTGGTAAAACTTACCTTTGCATCATTACTTTCATCTGTTTGTGTAATATCTGCAATATCTCCTATTTCACCTTCAACTCTTGCTATTTCACCAGAAGTATATCTATTTGCACTTAATAGTACTTGCCCTTCTCTAATTTCAGCTCTACCTTCTGATTCACTTATCGCTCTTGTATAATCGTTTGTTATTTTAGTTGTTGCACTTGATACACTTAATTCAATACTATTGTTTGTTGTTTTTACTAATACCTTACAAACATAATTTGCAGTTATAAACTCATTAAAACTATCTATTATAGCTTTTGCATCATATACATAGTTATCATTTGAGTATTCACTAGATATTACCCATTCAGCTAAGTTTAAATTACCACTTTCTCTTGCTACTATACATCTATAAATATCTCCATTACTTTTAATCCACATATCACCTACTTCGTATGGTGGTATAGGATCTACTACAAATATATTTCTTAATCCATCTTGTGTATCTGGATTAGAATTAGCAAGTGCCATAGCTTGATTTACATCACTATCTAGTATTTGTTGCCATAAATATTCTTCGTTACCATATATAAATTGATATGTATTACCGTTTGTTTTATCATAATATAAATCTCCTATATGGTTATTTTTTAGTGTGTCAGTATCCCAAGCGTTTGCAGGTTCATTTTCTAATGTAGGAATACCAGTGAAGAACCAAGTAGATATTTTACCATCTACCTGGTTTTCAGTGTTATTTAAACCTTTTAGTACTCCATCTATAAAATTATATAGAATATTCTCAGTTTTATCTAAACCATCTTTATTTTCGTTTATTTTTCTTCTATCTTTTACTAAACTACTCAAATCAAATCTTCTTATGACATCTTCGGCTGTTATTGCTTTTGGTAGGTCGTTTCTCATTTACTATACACCCTCCCATCTCTTATTACAAAACCTAATTGTCCTAAAATAGTTTGTTTATCTTCTTTACTTAGATTTTGTGAATTGATATATTTAATTATTTCACTATCATATTGTGTAAAACTCTTATAATATTGTTTTATTAACATCGCCTTTTGTGGAATATTTAAATTAAGTGAATTAATATATTTAATTGTTTCTTGTTTATCATTTGTTGTATTATCTTTTATTTCAGTTATTTTATTTTTATATTGAGTATATTTATCATAAGAAGTTATTTGTTTAATAGTTTTGTATTTATCTGGATTAGTATAAGCATAATCATATTCACCTTTATTTGCATAATATGTACTAGGACTAACGCCAAATTCTGATTTTAATGTATTTAATTTATCTAATGTTTTGTTTTCATAAGATACATTTATACTATCAAAATATTCTTTATTTGCTTTTGCTCTTGCATAATCATATACATTGTCTATCATTTTTGCTTTTTCTTCATCTGATACATTTTTATAAGAACTAGAATTAATTAAACTATTTAATGTAGAATTAGCTGCTGTTCCATAAGTCTTTTTATATTTTGTATATTCATTTGCTGACATTCTATAAGTCTCATCACCGTATTTTACATAAGCATAAGGTATTCCAGGTATTACACCATTTTCCCCAGTTTCATTATACACCCTTTTAATTTCTTTGTCTAAATTTGAAGTTATATTCTTAGTTGTTGAATATGGTGCTAAGAAACTTTCGTACGCTCTTTGAATAATATTATCTGCTTGTTCTTTTTCATTTCCCCAAATATCAGTAGCAACTTCTAATTGTTGTCTTAATCCAGGTAATTTATACATAACGCTTCTTAATGTTTGTTCTCCAAACTTATATGTACTATTTGCAGATGCTTTAGTACTTCTTTTTTTATCATCTATTGTTGAAGCAAATTGACTAAATAATGTTGGGAAGAATTGTCCTACATAGTTTTGTGCTACACTTTCTAAAGAACCTTTAATTTTATCTACTCCACTTCCGTAAGAAGTTAAAGCATTAGTTAATCCTTGCATAAATGACATTTCATTTAATGGATCTAAAGTCTTAGCAAGGGTATCAGATACTACATTCATATCCCATTCTTCTTTACCTTCTAATTGTTCATAAGCATTTGCACCTACAAGTAATGGCATAGCTACTGGAGATAACCAAGAAATTGAATAAGATTTATCTCCTATTTTTAATGAATATTGATTTTCTCCTAGTTGTGAATCATATTTACCTTCTTTATCATCATCTCCACTACCATTTAATTTTCCTGCTTTTGCAAGTGCATATCCTAATAATGCAAGTGAAGTACCGGTTAAACCTTGTGATAAGTTATCTATGAATTGACTTGCTTCCATATTTCCTTGTTTAACTTGATATATATCGTAAGAGATAGCTTTAATTAATCCTAAAGGTGAATATTTAACTCCTGCTTTTGCTACATTTATAGGTGTTTTCTTAAATGGCATTGTTGCTTCAATAAATAATCTTGCTGCTTTATTATTTTTTTCTAAACTATTAACAGCACTTGCTAATTTACTATATTGTCTAAATGTAGCTATTTCTGCTTGTTCAATAGCGTATATTTTAGCCTTTTCAACCACTTCTGGATTGTTTTTTATATCTTCTAATGTATTTATACCATTAGCAGTTAAATACTCTTGTAGAGTGTTTTTAAATGCCATTTTACTAAAGAACCAGTCTTCAGCTTCTAGAGCATTGCTATTAAAATCACTTATTTTTTCTAATGTTTTATTTTTGAAAATTTGTTTTTTAGCTTCTAATGTGGTTTTTTCATTATATTTTGCTTCTCCTGTAATTATATCTTTCATTTCATTTGCTGTTTTATTAGCATAATTTTGAATTTCAGTACTTGCTTGTTTCCAAGTTTTAGTTCTATTTGCTATTGGTAATACTGATTCTAATGTTCTTGCCATAGCATTTTTAACTTTAATTGTACCATTCATAGCAACATTGGATACTATGTTTCTTATATGTGTCTTTGGATTTCCTAACATTGCTAAATATCTCCAAGCATTTACTTTTTCACCAGTAGTAGTTTTCATTTGATTTGCGATTTCTTGTTTAAATTGTTCTACCCTGTTATTTAAGTCTTGTTGGTCATAAGTTCCATCACTCTTATAAGCATCTAATATGTTTTTTGCCATCTTTGGTGTTATTTCTACATCTTTGAATGAATTTTCTCCACGAACTTTGGCTCTTTGTACTAATTTAGTGTACATTTTTAATTGACCTTCAGGGGTTAATTTTTGAATTATTGATAACGCTTGAGTAGCTTGTCCTAAATCAGTACCTACTATTGCTGTATCCATTATTAAGTCTTGTACTGTTTCTACATCTCCTCGTTTTGCTGCTTCTTGTATCATTCTTTGCATTAAAGCAACATCACTAGCACTTGGTAATTTTTCATCATTAATTAATTGTTTTACCCTATCTAATGATTTATCATATCCTAATGTATCTATTGTATTATTTGCTTTATCTAATGAACTCTTATTTGTTTGTACTACATAATTGATTTTTTGTGGATCTAAATCTTCTATTAATACTTTACCTTTTAAAGCATCACTTTCTGTTAAAGTTTTTACTAAACCTCTACTCTTTGTAATATTATTTATTTCGTTTGCTATTTCACTAGCATTTGTTTGTTCTTTAACCATAGGTAATGTTTTTGATTTAGGTAAGTTCGGTTTTTCCTCTTTTATAGGATATCCTATACCATTTTCATCATATTCAGCATTTATAAAATCATCTTGTGTGTAATTAGTTAAATCTATTGCTTCAGATTTCCTTTTTTGAACATTTTTCCTTAATTTGTCTAAATCAAAATTATTTATTACATTTGTTGCATTTTCAATAGCGTCTTTTTGACTTTTATAATTTGCCCTATCTAAAGCAAAATTGCTTTTTAAATCTACAACATGCCAGTTACCACTCAAATCTTTATATATTCCAACTTCTACACCATTTATATTTTTTAAATCACCTTTTACTTGTATAAGAACCGTTTTATCACCATAACCAAGTAAGGTATTAAATGATGTTCCTTTGACATTTTCATCTTGAACTTGAACTTTAGTTTGTTGGTATAAATCGGCTAATTCTTCTGTTATTTTTTTAGTTTCTGTTTTAGGTAATTTAACTTCTTTAGTAGGTAATTTTATATCCTTTAATTTAGTTTTAGTTCCTTCTGGTTGAATAGTTGTATCTTTCCATTTATCCCATTCTTTACTTTCTTTTGAATATCTTATATCATCATCTGTTGTTGGATTAGTATTGTCTACATTTTTTATTTGATTAGGTTCAAACACAACATATGTATCACCATTTATTACTCCATCATAGCCATTATCTTGAAGAATATTTCTTACAACTCTACCTTTTTGTTTATTAGTTAATGTACTCCAGTCAATTATTAAAGAAATATCATCTTTAAATCTGTTTTCAAAATCTTCATAAAATGTAGGTGCAAATGTAACACTTCCATCTTTGTTTATTGTATCAGCAGAAGGTATATATGGATTAGTCATATTTAAATATGTTTCATATACATTTCCTTTACTTTTTGCATAATCTTGTGCAGTTTCTGAATATGGTGTGAAATAAAACCCAGAACCATAATATGTACCATTATTCCCAGCTTTATCCCTATCAAATACAGTGAATTTCTCATTTTCTGGTAGTCCTACATTAGCTTCAGTTCTATGATACATAACCATTAAGTTTCCATCTCTATCAACAACTTTACTATCTTTAAAGAATTCTTGTTGTTGTTTACTTAATGTTCTGCCTTGATTGTCTTTTGTGATTTGATTACCTTGAGTTTGCTTATTAATATATTCTTGTGCTTTATTTTTTGAATAATCAATAATTTGCTTTGGATTCTTTACTATATATTCATTATCAGGCATTTCTATAGCCCAATAATCTTTAAATAATTCTTCTTCAGTCTTATTAGTATTTCTATATTCCTCTAAAGACATTATTTTATTATTAGGTATAATAAATTGTGCTATTTGTTTTCCATATTCATTAGCAATACTTTTATTTGGAGTTATGTAAAAATAATCCCCATAATTTCTATCCATAGTTTGTTCATTAAAATCCATTATTTTAAAATCATCATAATTATACAATGAATCAGTTCCATGATAAAATGATGTTTCATTTGAATTTGCTGGTACATTAAAATTATAAGTGTAATATTTGAATAAAAGTTCTTTTGATAAATCTTCGTTATTTTTTGTTATATCTTTTGCAAAATCATAGTAATTGTTATATGTTCTTCCATCAGATAATACAATTTTATCTTGTTGATTGTCATTATTAATATCACTTACTTTATACTTAGTACTTGCCGTTTCATTGTTCTTATATTCTTGTCTATAAGCATTTTCAAAGTTATTCTTTATATTTTGCCAATATAGTTTTTCACTTCTTACTTGACCTTTATTTATAATTGAATTTAATTTACTTACTACCCAATTATAAATTGATTTTGCTATACTAGGTTTTGAGTTTACTAAATTATCAATAAATTCTTGATTTCCCAGTTTTCTTCCTAAGACATCTGCTACTACTTCTTCATCTATTAATGAGTTAAATTCAGCACTATTTACATCATACATATCTTTATATGTATCTATTAAACTTTGTCTTGCTTCATTATATCCATCTAATTGACTTACATAATCTAATATTTCAGTTGGATTTAGTGTTGTATTGGCAGAAGATAGAATATCATGTGTTAATTCGTGTACTGCTACTTCTTCTACTATTGTATCTAATGAAGCATTTGGATTAAATATTACTTGTCTATTTCCATTTGCATCTTTACTCCATAAAGCATTTACACTATTATCTTTGAACTTTGTAGCATCCCATCTTGATTCAATATTTCTATTATCCATTAATTGTTGTACATTACTTTGTGTTTCTGGTTTAATATTGTATTTAGATGCACTTTCTTGTAATGTCATACCTTCTGTACTTGCCATAGGTAGTTTAAATTGATTTAATTCTTGTTCTAAACCACTTATTTTAGTTGCATATTCTTGTTTTAGTTTATTATCAGTAGTTGCTTGTTGTTCTTGTTTTAATTCTTCTATATTATTAGAAATGCTTTGTTCAGTTCTTGTACCAGGTAGTTTTGCTTGTGTAGCCTTTTTTGTAGCATTTTCTTTTACTGCTGTTCTTATGTCAGATGGTAATCTTACACCTTGCATAACACCAGCACTTAACGCACCAGCTACAAAGTCTTCTAAATAATTTTGATCTTGATATAATTTCTTTATTTCTTTATCGTTTGCATAAGTTAATTTTTGTGCTAAAGGTTGTAGTAAATCACTTGCTAATTCTTCTACGCCTTCACCAACCATATCTAAACCATATTCAGTAAGTTTCTTTGCTACTGCATTAGACATTTTTTTAGTTAATTTTGTTTTTATAGCATCATCTAAAGCACCTTTACCTAATACACCACCAATACCAGCAAACATCTTTTCAGTAGCAGTTTCTATTGCTGAATCCATTAATGCGTATGAAGTGGCTTGTCCTCTATTAGCACCTTGATTATACGCTTCTTCAAGTCCTCCACCAAAAGATTGAACTCCCATAACACCTAAACCTACATTTTCAGCAAGTTTAGTTCCTGCACCCATACCAGAACCAATAGCAATACTAGGTAACATTTGACCAATTGATTTTGCAACTGCACCACCTAGATTTTCTTCTTTAATTAATGAATCTTTATCTAAGACATTTTGATTAAAGTTTTTATCTCCACTTAAAGTATTGACTAAGTTTCTAGTTGCATCTTCTTTAATTATGTCTTTTGTTATAGCTTGATGCTCTTTTAATTTATCTGGATTAAACCAATAATATGGGTTCACTTTAGATGAACCAACTTGTAATAATGTATCGCCTATTCCTTCAATACCTTTTAATACACCTTGTCCTAAATAGTTTGTTCCAGCTAATATTGTTTTACCTGTGGTTTTTAATAACCCAGCTTTAGGCGTTTTTGTTATTTCTTTTCTAGGATATAATTCATTATATTCATCCATTGAATATACTTTTTGATCTTTTGTATTATATTCATCCATTGAATATATTTTCATTATTTATTTCCTCCTCTCGGATTATCTTTTTACTCGATCTCCCCACCATTGAGTAGTTCCAGTTTCTTCCATTGCTTTATAATAATCAGTAATATCTATTAAATTACCACTTGTATCTTGTGCATAATATTTACCATTTTTTGTTAATACTCTATTATTTGATATTCCTGATGGAATACTATTAACAAATATTGCATTTAATGGTAAACTAGCTTCTCCATAAGAATTAGTTATTTCTTCTCCTGAACCATCACTTAATGAATAACCACCATTTGAAGAATTAGATTTTGATAAAGCATATTGTCTTTCCCATTGGTCTTTTTGTTTTTGATAAGCCATTTCTGCTTCCCATTGTCTTATTGCTTCTTGTCTTGCTTTTTCATTTTGAATATTTTGATATTCTGTTTGATATCTATTAAAGTAATCAGCATCTATATCTCTACCAGTATTAAATTGATTTTGTTGTAAATCACCTTTTTTATTATAATAACTTTCACTATATTGTAATTGTAATTCTAATTTTTTTAGTGCGTTTTGAGCTTTACTTACATCATTATTTAATCTTGCTGCATTTATATCATTATCATATTGTGTAATAGCATCTTGTAATACTTTGTTTGCACTTGCTAATCTATTTTGATAAGTGTTATAACCACCTAATCTTGTAGTTTCACTTACTCCTGATGTTGCTAAACCTTGACTTGCTAAACTTTCTGCTTGTTTTCCATAAGGGTTTATAAAGGCATTATAATCATTTCTAGCCTTACTTTGTTCTGTACGGGCATTTTGCTTAGCAATATCTTTTTGTTGTTCTATAAGGTTAGTACTATATTCTAATTGCTTATTTAATATGTCATTTTGTGTTGTTTCATATTGATTGGCATAATCTTGTTGTTGATTATATAAGTTTTGTGCATCACTTAATAATCCACTATATAAAGCATCATTTTTTTCTAATTGTGCTTTTTTTTGTGCTTCTATATTAGTTAATCTTTCATCCATTAACAATTCCTCCTATCTTTTAATATATCCAGCTACAAAACCTTGTAATGTACATGAGAATATACCAAACGGTTTAGTAGAACTGAATTTAATTTGAATATTTTTAAACTTCTTGTCTTTTATCCTATATGCCACATAACCTTTAGAATCATCAAAGACTTTCTTTTCTTTTAATGTTCCATCTACAATAGTATCTATATGTAATGAATCATTGTTCATAACTACTAAATTAGCAACATTTCCTCTTTTATTCGTTGTTTTTGTGTATGAAGGATAATCAAAATCATCTTTTGCAGTTGTCCATACACTTTGTATATCATAATGTCCTACTGGTTCACCATTTATTTCATCAGTAGTTTCATCTATTGTACCACTTAATTTATATATATCTCCTTCTGTATTACCTAAATACAATTCGCCACGATATTCTTTAATAAATGTTATTGAATTTGGCAATTCCCAATAAAACCACTCATATTCAGTACTATTTATATTTGTCCTAGCCATTGACCTACTATCTGCTAAATATACATTAGAACCTATTAAACACATTAAATATCCTTTGTATTCTGCTAATTTAACATCTTTATATCCACTTTCTTGCAACATTTTTGCATCTACAAAGCTACTTCTATGTTGTAATATTTGTTCACTATATAATGCAGTATTTTGTATTCCCTCTAATCCTTTATTTGAGAAGAATACTACATCATCATTAAAGTTAATTCCTGTTGATACACAACCTAGACTTATAGAACCATTTACGCTTGGATAAATCTTTCCATAAGTAGAATCATAAGTTGGTGTCATATAATATAAACTACTTGCATTTTGGTTCATTTCTTTAATTACCCATAATACATTGTTTCCAGGTACTATTGCTTTTATTAATGAATTATCTAATCCACATTCATAATATGCAGTATCTCTTACATATCTAGGATCATTTAATTCAGTATGAAATACTGCACCAGGATAATCTGGATTACCACTAAAGAATATTCTATTATCTAATTCCGCTATTAAAGTACAATTTAATATTCTTTCTCTATAATTAGGTATTGTTTTACTAAATGTTATTATTACTTCAGTATCTCTTGTTGGTGCTGTATTAAAAGTAATAGTTCCATCTGTTCTATTTGCTACAAAATCTATATTTTCTATCTTTTCTACTCCACCAACATTAGCAGTTATTAATCCGCTTGAAGCTGCACTATCTAATCCTTGAGTATCTAGTACATAAACTGTTGAAGTTCCATCTGCTATGAATACATTTTTCCTTTTAGCAGTTAAGCAATTTACATCTTGATATACTAAATCAGTATCAGTTGTTTCATCTATACTTGTTGAACCATCTGGGTTTTTAACATAAGAAGTTTGTGGTATAGTTCCTTCTACTTCTTTTAAAGTTGTTCCATCGTATTCTAAATAATTAATACCGTCTATAATGAATAGTTTTTTATTAAATACAAACGATTTACTTTCAATTATATTCATACCAGTAAACAATTCAGTAGTAACTGCTGGTGTAGTAGGATAGTTAGTCCATCTTAACAACTTAGTACCACTATGTATTAAAACATGTGTAGTATTGTTTATTTCATAGAAAAATAGACCTAATATTTTGTTGTTGAAATTATCTAACAACTCCATACCAGGTCTTGTTTGAATGCTATCGTTGTCCTCATAATTTTTCCACATATTTTTAGCATTTGGGCTACGAAACAATGATACTTTGTTATTAGAAAAGTCAACTCCTCTAAAATTGCCATATTTCCTTGTTATTAAATCAGTTAAACTTGACATTAAATATCAACTCCTCCATCAATATAAATCATTCCAGATGTTTTTCTTGTATCAATAGAGTTTTTTCTTGATTCGTATTCTTCTCTAAAATATCTACCATATCCACTTATCATATCCATTTTAAGTAAATCTGCTGCTATTCCATAAGGCATTATTTCTAATAGTACAGGATCTAATTCAAATTCAAATGATTCATCATAAGTTGTTTCATTTTCTGGGTTTAATTCTACTTCTGTTGGTAACTTATAATAATAAATATCTACTGTGCCTTCATAATCATCATCTAACAATATTGTGTTTTCATCCGGCATTGTATATGTGCCTTCAGGTGTTAATATGATATTTTTAACTTGATAACAATTTTCTATATCTTCATTTACTACTATTTCTTTAGAAGTGATAGAAGTTATTTCTTTAGTAAACTTAGCATTTATTTTACGATATTTCATTAAATCCATTTGTATTTGGTTTACTACACCATTAATTTTATTTAAAACATCTTCATCTTCTGCTAGTCCTGTTACTTCAGGATAATATTCTTCAATTAGACTAAATGTCTTTTGTTTCATATCTTTTAGTGTCATATTATACCTCCTTTGGATTCATATCTGTATTATCTTTGTAAATATGTTTTATTTCTTTTATTTCAGCTTCCAAATCTTTCATTTTATATACTGGTACATTTGGTATTATGTAACCATCTAACTCGTTCCAAATTAAAATTGTGCCTTCTGGTATTTCTTGTGTTAAAACACTATTTTCAGTACTTTTTATATTATTGTATTCATTTTCTCTTTTAATTTCAGTTGTAAGTACTAAATCCTTTAATGTTTGATGGACTGTTTTATCATCGTTATATTCATCAAATTCAGTGTCTTTTGTAATAGTTCTACCATAGTGTTGTTTTAAACTTGGTCTTACAATAAATAATTCGTTGTTTTTCATACTTTTCTTCCTTTCTAGGCCGTGTTTTTAGGAGTTGCACCTAATTATACTCTTAACACGAGATAAGGGCTTATACGCCCTTAAAATTACATAGCTGTTTTCATTACATAAATTTCATCTGGTCTAACGATTTTAGCACCAAATACATATAATCCTTTTAATGCATCTTGGAATGCAGATTCTGGTCTATATGCTTCTACTTTATCAATTTGTTCAGCAAATGCAATTGCATGACTTGTTCTTAATACATTGTAATATGTATCATCAGCAGAACCAGTACCAACTTTACCAGTAGGTAATAAGTTTTCAACACATACATAAGCATTGTTGATTTTTCCTACTGCACCTTTCTTAAGGATTTCAGGATTATCAGTTGATAATTCAGTTAATGCTTGTCTATAAGTAGTAAATACAGCAGGTGCTACTTCTAAGTAAAGTGGATCGTTTACACGAACATTCTTTTCATATAAGTAAGTGAATCCTGCTTCTACTGAAGCCATAGCATTAGCTTTAGTTAATGAAATAACTGAACTAGATTGTCCAATTGGATTAGTAGCATCTTCTACTGCTGCTTCAATTATAGCTGCAACATATTTATCTCCTTCTTCAGCTAATCCTAATGCTGCTTGTCTTGAAGCATCTTCCATTAATCCTGGAACTGATTGTGCTTTATCAATATCTTCTACTTCAAAGTTGAAATATCTGTATTGATTTAATTGTAAAGTTTGTGCTGCATCAGTTAAACCTTCTAAAGTAATTGCATTACCTGGAACATAAGTTCTAATAGTAGGTCTAGTTACACTTAAGATTTTTACCTCCTTAGCGTTTTTTGTGTCTTTTTCATATTGGAAATCACAGTGATTTCTTAATGAAGTTATAGTTTTTAATTCTTTTTGAATTGATTTACTCCAAATTGTTTGTTGGAAATTTGTTACTGCCATTATTAATCATCTCTCTTTCTTTCTATTTTTACCAAGAATTAATCAAAATAGCCACCTTTGTAATTCTTTGTTTGTGATTTTCTTACTGCTTCCCATATCTTCGGATCATCTAATTGTTCATCCGTTAATTTTGCAATTTCTTCATCAGTGTAATAATCTTTAACAAGACTTACATCACTATTTTTCATACTTCCTGGATTTTCTTTGACAGTTTTTTTATTGTTTTTTGAAACATACATTTCATATATTTCTTTCATTGGTACATTAGAATTAAATTTACTTTTAAAATCTACAAATGATTTATCTTTTAGTAAATCTTCACTTGCACCTATTTTTAAAAGTTCTTCTTTATTTTTATCCTCAGTTAATCTCTCACATAAGGTATTAAAAATAATTTTTTCGCTTTCATTAAGGTTGTTATAACCTATATTTGCTAATCTATTTGCTTCTTTATTCATTTCTTCTGTTCCTGATTCAATAATTAAATTAGCATTATATTTAGCAATTGCTTCTATTTCCCCAGAACTTAATCCTGGTTTAATTGCTTCTGGTAGTTTTACCCCTTCAGCTTCGTAATACTCTCTTAATTTAGCATTTGTATCATCGCCATCTTTAAGATTTAAAGTAGTTCTTAATACATTTTCAGTATCACGATACTTAGATAATTCCTTTTGATGTTTTTTGTCCTCTCTATCAAGTCTTGTTTTAAGCATACTATTGTATTCTTCTTGATATTCAGGGTTTTCTCTAAGTAAATCTCTAAGTGTTTTTTTAACTTCTGTTGTTTCATTATCAGTAGATGTCGCATTGACTTCTCCTGCATCTGTGGTATCAGTTAATTCTATACCTTCCTCATTTTCTTCTGTTGTTTGAGTTTCAACATTTTCAGTTTCGTTAGTTTGTTCTAACATTTCATTTTCTTCCATTTTTCCTCCTCCGTTTCAAGTCCGTCGACCATCTCTTGATAGCAGTTTTATGTCTTACACATGGTTTGGACATTTTATTAATAAAGCAATTATACTGCTTGATTAATCATATTTGCTCCAGCACTTGCTATTTGCTCTATCTCACTTTGATTTTGCATTTGCATTTGTGCTTGATTTTGCATAGCTTGTGCTTGTTGCTCAATAGCATCAATTTGTTGTTGTGCTTCTTTTCTCTTTTTAAGTATATTTTCTAGTTTTACCTTAGGCATAACTGAATCTGCATCTAAACTATCAACATATTCTTCAAATGTTATTTTTCCACTTGTAAACATATTTTCTAATGATAATTCTTGTGCATACTTATCAAAAGCACCTTTTGGTGTAATATCTACTTTAACACTTGTACTTAAAGCGTTTAATATGTAAACTGGTACTTCTACTAATTCGTATTGTATTTCTCCATTAATGTTTGGAACTTCTTGCTCTATTACTAAACCATTTACGGCATTTACTTTCCACATATCAAACCATATTCTCGCTATATCTTCTATAAAACTCTTAAGACCTATTAATTGGTCATTTAATGGTTGTTGTTGTGCGTTTTGTACTGCTAAGATAGCTCTACCACTTGCACTCTCTGGATTTATATTACCAGTTGTTGCATCACCAGCGTTGTTTAAGTCTTTTGATAATGTAATTAATTCATTTTGTAATTTTTCACTATCTGGTCCCATTTGTCCAGGTGTTGTATTCATAAATACATCAGACGCTTTTAAATTGCCTTTATCTTTAAATCTAATTGTTGCACCAACTCTATTTACAGCATCCATATTTTGTATTGAATCTTCATTTACTACTTTTTGTGGATAACTTATATTCTTTGTTGTTAATGCCCTTCTCATAGCAGTTTTGTTTGTTTCTAATTGGTTAGGTATAAGTTGTCTTACTTCTCCTATACCTCTTGCATTACCTTCTTGGTCTTCCCAATTGAAGTGTGAGAATGGATACAATGTATTACCCATATCTTTTTCTTTTTTAATTTCACAATATTTAGTAGATTGAGTAAAATGTATTGTTCCATTTTTTCTAAAGAACTTAGTTACTAACCAACATTTATCGTGAACTTCATCTTTTCCACTATCACCTGCTATTGTTTGTGTATCGTTGTCTGGCACTATTGTTGCTACTAATTTTGGATCTATTTGTTGTTCTTCTGCCATTCTTTTTAATTCAGTAATTGTTTTTCTTTGTCTTACTAAAATATATGGTTGTAATTGTATATCTTCTTCATTTTCATCACCATACATTATGTCATTCTTACTAATTATTTCATTTACTGGCATATCATTATTAAAATCATAAGTAACATACATTATTGCTTCATCATTGATTGCAGCTTGTTTTGCTATCTTCTTGACTTTCTTATCCATAAAGTCTTTATCCCAAACTTTAGAAGCCTTTTTATTTAATAAATCACAAGTTTTTTGTGCTAATTCCATAAATTGAGTGTTTTCTATGTTTTCAGGACTATAATTAACTGCAAATAGATTAGAAGTTATTGTTGATACTTTTTGTTTTACTACTTGTTTTATGAAGTTGTATTGTATTTTTTCTATACCTTTGATATTTAATCCATACCATTGATCTCCATTATACATACGATAGTTTAAATCACTATCTGAATAAATACCTCTTTTTTGCATAAATGTAATATGTTTTTCATACAACTCCCAGGTACTTGTCTTTTCTAATTCATCTTCTATCATTTATTACACCTCCTCAATTATTTGGAAATTCTTTTTGTCCTAATTCTGTTCCATCATAAGAATCAATATTATACAAATTAATTTCTTCTATTTGTTGTTCTAAATCTTTTTGTTTATTTACTTTGTGTTCTTTAATTGCTTTTACTGGACTAGGTATTTCTATTACTTCGTTTTTCCTAACTTTACTGCCATAATGTAATCCTGCGATAAAAGCTAAGAACACCAACACCATTGATAGTGCTGATATAATAACTATTTCCATTATTTACCTACTTTCTTTTTAGTAGTCTTTTTAGGTTCTTCTTTAAATTTTTCTACTTTTATTTTTTTATCTTCAGTTACTTCGTTATATTTTTCTCTAAATAATTTCTTTTTCATAATATCCTCCCACTCTTTACTTACTGGTTCATGCCAATTTACTTTTGGTATGTTCCATAAATCATCTATATCTAAGTTTGACATATCAAACTCTAATATCTTTGAATTGTTTTTGTTTATTCCAAATTCTTCCAATATAGGAAGTTTTGTTATAATTAATGGTTTTCCCATTTTTAATGCTTCTTGTATTGTTAGACTACCAGCTTCTTCATCAGATAATTGGCATATATAATCACATATATTCATCCAACCCATTGAATCTAAAGTTGGTTTCATAAACAATACTCTTTCATCATCATATTCAAATGGTAAATCAGTAAATATTAACATTAAAAAGGGTTTATTGTTTTCTATTAGCTTGTCTGCTAAATACTTAACTCTATGTCCACCTTTTTCTTTTGATAATCTACTAAATACTCCTATTATTAGCGGTTTTTCTTTTTCTTCTATATCTATATGGTTATATAACACTTTAGGCATTATCCCAAATACATTATAGAAACTGTTAGCAGCTACTTGAGATACTGCATATATTTCATCATATTCTGGTATCTTTTTTATTTCATCTTTTGACTTATATATTCCATGTATGAATAGTAGTTTTTTCTTTGCTTTAATACCACCATCACCAGATATACAAAATAGCAATGTATCACATTCTATTTTTTGTCCTACATTCTTTATTGTTTCTACTCCAATACTCTCTAATCTTTTTATTTGATTATCTTCTGCTCTATCATATACAATACTAAATTCATATCTTTTAGCTAAATTGTATATCCATGTTTCTATACCACCTATTATGTGAAAATAACTAAAATATATTATTGTGTTTCTTTTTACTGGC